TATAATCCGGCACAGATTGTACAGGACTATTATGCAACGGTTGATAATAGCACCCAGGTTACAATTAAAACGGCGGGGGCGGCACTCTTAGCGGAAGATGCAAATGTGATTGTAGACGATAAAACTAAGGCGAAGTATAGACTTGGAATTGAAGATGGGAATATGTACTATGTGGAGGTAGAATAAATCATGGCTAAAAAGGTGAACATTGCAAGACAGGACACTCTTGAAGAAGTACTTAATATTATTAAAACAGAGGCGGTATATGGCTTTATTGAACACAATGCAATATTAGCGCCTAGTACTAGAATAGAGTATATAGGTGCTAACAAAAACTACACGCCTATCACGATTACAAAAGGTGGAGGGTATTCACTGGGAGATTGGGGAGATTTTCCGTGGCTTAAAGCTAATAAGCCATATATGGTCAGATCAGATGGAACAGCAGACTACAGGCTGGACGAGAACGATTATACAAAAAAGGAAGATGGAACGGCATCAGATGTTGCAAATGCAGATTATGATGGCGGAGCATTTGCATGGGCGCAAAAGATATATAAGAGAGAATATACATCAGGAGACGACAGATATGTATTATTCAGGTTTGAGAAGGCAGATGGTTTTGAACCTATAGGCTTTATTGATTCTGATAATAAAGAGCTTGAAGGCGTGTGGATTCCAATGTTCTACGGCTCTATCATAAGCGACAAAATGAAATGCATATCAGGAAATCAGCCAGTATATAATAAAAATACTTCTCAAGAAAAAGCTGCTATTGACGCTTTTGGTACAAGAGCAAAATTTTTCGGTGGATCGATTGTTAATACATTGGTAGATTTAATGCTTATGTTTGGAAGAAACAGTGATTTACAGGAGGTATATGGAACGGGAAACTGCGGAGGACATGATGCAAGTCAGGAACCAACATATGGAGTTAAAAGAAATGCTGTTGTTAATGGCGGACAGTTCTATGGAACTAATGATAATACAAGTCTTAACAAGATATTCCACTCAATTGTATTAGGCTCATATAATCAATGGCTAAGAGATCCATATGTTATATGCGTAAATGGAGAACTGAAGGTTAGCAAGAATTATACATATGATATATCTGGCGCAAGCTATGAAACTACAGGAATTAAGTATTTGATTGATGATACTAACTGGCATTATCCAAGCAGATATGTTTCTGTTGCAGGATTTGGTTCGGTTCCAGAAATGCCATTTAAGGGAAGCACAAAGCTTGGAGGCTGTGATGGAATTATTGTTAGTGAGACAATAACGGCGCTTTCTCTCTTATTCGGTAGTTGTCACTATGGGTTTGCTACAGGACCTCGTGCGCGTTTTTTGAGCTATACCGCTGGTACTGCGTACTGGGGCGTGGGCGCTGCTATTCTTCTCCTTCCGCCTGTCGGCATAGGTGCTTAAAGAGTGTCGAGAGGAAATGGTTTACATGCATAAATACTAAGAAAATTAAAAGGAGGCAAAATAAACATGAAACAGTGGAAAAAAGAAATATGCGATACGCAGCCAGAGGAAGTACAGCTTATTGCGCCAGAATTATTAATGCAGCGTCGCAATATTAAAGTTGTAGAGCATGAAGCAACAGACAATATGGAAGCATACACTGATTACGAATGTGAAAGCAGGGAAATAAGTGTATCAGAGTATGAAATGATCAAAAGCGTTGAACAGATTAACACGGATAAAGCGATTGAAGATTACACATTACAGCTCATGGAAGAGGGGGTATTATAATGAGTACATTTGCGGTTGTTCTTAAGAGACTATACTCAAAAGGAGAGGTAACAAAAGAACAGTTGAAAGAGAGAGTCACTAGCGGGAAGATAACAAAAGAAGATTATAAATACATAACCGGAGAAGATTATGCTAAGTAGTATTGAAATTATTGATACACAGAACACAATAATTAAGATGCAGTCTGAGATTATATATGATTTATTTGGACTGCTAAAGCAATATGTAAGCGTAGAAGAACTAGACAACATTCCTGCTATAAAAAAGATAAATGATGTAGCGAGAATGAATGAAGAAATTGAATGCTAAAAGCTGGCCAGAATGGTCAGCTTTTATTGTTGTTAGGAGGTGCTTCTATGTACTATGACGATTCATAGCTTTTACCTTGAATTAATAAAAAATAGGAGGATTGATAATATGGTAACATTAAAGACTATTTATATGGCGGCTGCACACAACAAAATAATTCAGCTTGTGATTATAGCGGTAATAGTAGACACATTGTTCGGTATGATGAGAGCGGCTAAAAGCCACGAACTTAATAGCTGCTTCGGTATTAATGGAGCAATAAGAAAGTGCGGAATGATTTTTTCAATCATGTTTCTTGTGATGGTAGATTATATAACCGGATTTAATATGATTGGATTCTTGCCAGAGACCATAAGACAGCACATAGGGAATCAGATAGGCGTTTCAGGCTTTTTTGCATTGTTATACATTGCGTATGAGACAGTAAGCATATTAAAAAACATGGCCTTGTGCGGTCTGCCTGTAAAAAAATTATGGCTGTATGTTAAAACATTCTTGAGTAAATATACAGACGAATTGCCTGATGATGATGAACTTGCAGTGAATAAGGAGGAAAAGTAATATGAGTATTAGAGGAGTTGACATTAGCGATAACAACGGAACACTTAATTGGGACATTATCAAGGAACAGATTGATTTTGCAATTGTTAGAGTGGGATATGGCTCTAACTATGAATCGCAGGACGATAGACAGGCTGCGAGAAACATGCAGGAGCTTGAAAGGATAGGTAAACCGTATGCTGTATATCTTTACAGCTATGCACTTAATGAAGAAGAGGCACATAGCGAAGCTGCACACATCTTAAGAATGATTGCTGGCTTTAATCCGGTATTAGGTATTTATATAGATATGGAAGATGCAGACGGATACAAAGTAAGAAACAACAAAGATCCTCGTACAAATGGAGAAGCATATACTAGATATTGCCAGATTGTTATAAATGATTTAAAGGCGGCCGGCTTTGAGGTTGTAGGTACATATGCTAACCTCGGCTGGTTCTCTAATATTTTGGATAGGGAAGCACTTACAGACAAGAAGTGGCTTGCTATCTGGGGGCCAGATAGTTGTCCTGCAGATTGGGCAGAAATCTGGCAGGATAGTTCAGACGGCTGCATAGATGGTTCGTCTGCAAGAACTGATACAGATGTATATATCAACGAAGAAGCCTTCAATACTTATGCAAAGATTAATGTACCGGAATATGAACCAGAAGACCCTATTCCAGAAAGGGACATAGAAGATGTAGGCACAATGTACCACGAAGGAGATCATGTTTGCTACAACAGAATCTATTATACAGCTGGCGACTGGACTGATGGCGCAGCGCCATATTATACAGATGGAGTTATCACACATGTGTATGAAGGAGCCAGACACCCTTACCTTATCGACGAAGGAACAGGATTCGTAGACGATAATTGTATTACAGGTCACTATAACGAACCTGACGATACACCATCAGAGGAGCCAGAAGAAGAAGCTGAAAGCGAGACAGAAGATGTAGCGCACACTACAGTAGAACCGGGAGAAGGATTCTGGCAGGTAGCAGAAAGAGCGTTAGGAGATGGAACAAGATACCTTGAATTAGCGGAATTCAACGATATGGATATTAATACACCTCTTTACACAGGAATGGAACTTAAGTTACCTAATTAG